TCACAGGCCGGCATGCCTGCACGGGTTGGGAACCGAACCCTGATATCCACCGGCGAAACCGAGCGCAGAGCCGAGAAGTGCCGTGCCGACCGATTTCAGGACGGTTTCGCCCGACAGCGGCACGCCGCTGGCGATCAGCCGGCCCGAGTAGGCCGAGCACTCCGGCGACGACACATCCGGCTGCGCGGGCCTGGCGCTCCGCGCGATGTTGTCGGCGGCCGTCGTGGCAAATGCGGGTGCGGCCAGTGCGAATGTCAGCACGGCAATCGATGCATGTGCGATGTTCTTCATGTGCGGTCCTCGGCAAGATGAGCTGCGTGTGGGCATTGTAATGAGGATTGGCACGCCGAACGCGATTCTGCCTTCCGCTTGTGCTTAACGAGCCTGTTGTATGGACGGGCGAAAACCGGGCTGCAACAAAAAAGCGCTGCGGTCGACCGACCGGCAGCGCTTTTTCTGGAACGGCCTTGGCGCGGCACGTTCGACTTCGTGGTGCGTGAGGCCGGACTCGAACCGGCTTTCTACATGGGTTTCTCGCCTTACTTGGTGTAATTTTGGTGTACGGCGAGAACCTTATCAATCTCCTCTATTGGAACCATCCCTGCGTGGTTCCTCCCCACTCTGGCGTCCGTCAGGATGCGTCGCGCAGTCGGGCGCGAGACCCCCAGCATTTCGGCGGCTTGCGTAATCGTCACATGTGACGGTCGCGGGTGCCTTCCCGCGTAAATCTCTACAGCTTTGATTGCGATGCGCAGTGCGTCGCTATCTGTCATTCATTCTCCATCCAAAGGAAATACATGCCGAAAATTGATCGGGCCATTGTTGCCCGTGTAGCAGGGGCCGCCACTGTGGCCGCCGCGCTTTTTGCCGCCCAGTTCGAGGGATACTCCAACAAGGTCTACAGCGATCCTGTTGGTATCAATACCGTGTGTGTCGGTCATGCCCGCACCGGCCCGGACGGGAAGCCGCTACGCCTTGGTCAGACGTACTCTGACGAGGTGTGTAGCTATCTGCTCGGGAAGGACATCAGCGACGCTGATAGAGCCGTCCAGAGGCTTGTTAAGGTGCCTCTGTCGGATGGGGAACGGATCGCCTATACGGACTTTGCCTTCAATGCAGGAGCGGCCAACCTTGCGGCTAGTACGCTCCTCAAGAAAGTCAACGCTGGGGACCGTGTGGGGGCATGCCATGAACTGCCACGATGGACTTGCGCGACAGTCGAAAAAGGCAAAGGGGACGCTACGGGGATGTGTGCGACGAGGGATCGCTCAAAGAAGCAACTCCCCGGACTGGTCAAGCGTCGGGACGCCGAGATGCAGGCGTGCCTCGGCGGCTAGCCATTCTGCCGCACACCTGGATAAACTTTCCCAAGGCTACGCATCAGCGGCGCTCTATGGGCTGTGATAGCGTTATGCAGATCGTTAAATTGGGACACCGTCGTGTCCTTTTCGGGCCTTGCGGCTACTTGGTAAGCAAATAGAGCCGTCAAGTACGACTCAAGTTGTCCAATCAGCTCATCGTCGGCCAGCAAATGGACCAGCGCGCGGGCGGCAATGCACTGCTGGACCGCCTTTTCTAAGTTTTGTAGAGCTTCGCCATGCCGCAGCAAAAGAGCAGGGTTATCAGTCCCTGCCTTATACCCCATCCGGTATAATCCAGCATGCTCGCCAATCGCGTTTTCGAAAGCTACTACGCGCTGGGCGATGTCTTTAACCAATTCTGATCGGTTCGACTTGGAAACCCGGGCATCATCCGCTTGTTGCCGCAGCGTCTCGATCGCCAAGTCCTTCTGTTGACCGGCTCTGGTTGTTCTCGCCGTGACGACGATAGAAACGGCTGTGATAAACGACGGAATACCTACCTTTACTAGGTCTGCCATCCATGGGGCAGCGATCAGGGCACCAAGCAGATCGGTAGCCGAAGTAGCATTCGCCATAATTATTCCAACCCCGCGCCGATGTCTCTCATTTTTGCGTAGACGCGCTGTATTTCCTCGTCCGTGAGAACGAGGCGAGCAGCCGCGTAGAACAAACGATCCTCGCCCATAACGCGGGGAGACTCCCCTCCAGTGTACTTGCGCCATTGCTGGCCGCCAGCGAGGGCGAATAGCTCGGCCATCTCCTCACTGGTTTTATCTAGAGATTCCTTAAGGCGGCGAAGATCTGCGGCGGATGGTGGTGAATAGCGCATAAAATAAGGCCCGCTTGCGCGGGCCAGCGTCTTAGGTGGCGAAGTATTTTGCGACTGCGATCGCCGCGCCAAGAATCATTGACGCCCATACGAATGGCATCCAGCGGGCCTCAAGGTTCAACTTGGTGGTTTCCGCCATCAGCTTTGCAATCTCGGCTTCTGTTTTGATCGCGTCCAAGGTCTTGTCCAATTCAATCGTCCTCTAAGGGGTTGCCGGGTTACGCAGAACGCGTCGCCCATGACCATAATAGTAGCCCCTTTTGGATCACCCGTCAAACTACTGCTAGCCCTTTGCTGCAAACACCATCTCGTCCGCTGGATACAACTGTAGCATCGCCCTTGCGGCCTCGACATTCGGCGTCGTAAGCCACTCCTCCCAGTCATCCGGGCGCAGAATCACTACTGAGCGCTTCTCGTCATCCGGCTTGTGCATCCTCGACATGACGGGATGATCGTCCGCGTTGACCGTAATCATGGTCATCACGTGGCGCGGCTTACCTTCCGCATCTTTCAACGTCCGCCAAATACCAGCCACGCACATCGTCTCTCGATCGATAACGCCTATCTTTTGCCACACGCACGGACCCGATATCCACTTCCCGGTAGCGTCTTGCCGCGCCTCTGGGTAGGACGGCTCGACTATGAAGCGCGCTGGAATCAGGCATCGGCCGCCCGCGCGCCACGTCGGCCCGTACAACGGCGACTTTCCGAGATTGTCGTCTCGGACATTCATCGTGCTGCGCATAATCGGCGGCTTGCGTCCTTGCTCCTTCGCCTTCTCCACGTTGGCCTTCTGGAGCGCACGCGGCCAGAATCCGAACCCGGCAATCAGCGGCGTGAATCGTCCGTCGATGTTGGCGACTATAGGTGCGTCGTAGTCTTGGTAAATCTCTGGCTTCCATGGGGTCCACCTGTACAGGTCCGCGAAGCTGTCGATTCGTAGTTCGCTCAGGCCGGGGTCTTCACCGGGCGCAACGTAATTGGTGCACATCAACCGCCCCCAATTTCCTGACTTGACCAAACCATAGTATCGCGGAATATACTGTACATCCATACAGTATTGTGAGGTGAATCGTGGAGCCGCTCTGGGAGTACCGCTGGGAGTACGTAGACTCGTACTACGGTGTGATTGACTGCAAATTGTGGATGACGGACGAGGAAGCCGAACGCTGGCACGCGTACGGAAAGGAAGGGACGCGGCGTCTAGACGAGACGCGGAGGGATAGGCATTTGCAGCCGAAGGGTACTGAGCAAGCGCTCGCCTACGCATCTGCCGCCGCAGGAACGGACCCTCTCCCGGAGTTCGTGTCTCCGGATACCGGCACATTGCGGGGCTGGTGGAAGAACCCGGAGAAGGTTGACGGTGCGGACGTACGCCGAATGGTCTTGGAAGTGATCGCACTTCGGAGACTCCTAAACGCAAGCGTCAAGGTAGCCTCCGAATCGCGCGAGGTGTAGTTACTTCTTCTCGGGCGCAATGCCCCAGCACTGCCCTGCGCGCTCATTTTCGGGAATCGCCTCGGGGTTGTGCTTGCACTTGTTGATGGTGTCCAAGGCGTTTTGGTAGTCGGTCACAAGCGGATCGACAATGCTATCGACATAGGAAGCTTGGGCCGTTGCGTCAGGAGTTTGGCAGTCGCTTCCCATTTGGTCCGGGGTCGGGCGGATGCCCCCAATTGCGTGCCCGACGTTATCGCCGCCACTACCCAACGCCGTCCACAGTGACACTGCGGATGTCTGGATAACGTTCCCCTGCGCATCCAGCTTGTCAGGCAGGCACGACAGGATCGGTCGCGCGAAGTACACGACGTTCCCCTTGATGTACTCTCGCGCGGCAAATACTCGAATGTCTTTGTAGAACTGCGTCGCGGCTGCTTGCTTCTCTGGCGTATCCACATAGCCCGTCATATCGTCGTACTGGAAATTCACCAGTGTCCACGTCGAAATGTTGACGTTGGCGGCGGCCAGATCGGCAGAGGTCGGCGCTTCACCGTTGTTCACGCTCATAACGATGTCGTGCAACTTCGATCCGTTGATGATGCCGGGATACACGCCGATGTCCGCACCACGCGCCTTGAACGCGTCTTGCAAGCGATTGATGGTGTCCTGCGATTCCGACGCTACGGGAGTCGATGCCGAAACGTCTACTGCGGCCATAGCGCGCGCTTTGCTTGTGGTCGCAACCAGTGGCGCGCCTGTGTATGTCAGCTTGATCGCGGGTCCGGTATTTGACGGCGTGGATACGTTATCGTCGCCCCCGCCACACGCAGCCAGAAATGTGGAAAGAACAGCTACAGCAGTAAGTCGTTTAATCATTGTCTTTGTTCGATTTGTGTTTGTTTAGCCCCAACGAGAAGTTTACACGCGCTTTCACAATGAAAGCTAGAACCACGCATAAATCGATTCCCGGACTACGCTAAGATCAAGGCCCCCATAGGACGGAGGCTCCGGAAGCGCTGCGCGCTGCTCGTCGGTGAGAGACGAAACGACATCCTCGGTCCAGGACCGCAGCAGGTCCGGCGACATCAGTTCAATGAACTGTTCGCGCGTGCTGCTGAACACTTCCCCGCATTGGGCGAACGGCGCGCCGAATGAGTCGTGAATCATCCAGAAATTGCGGACGCCTTTCCCGTGCAGGTCGTTGACGACGTAGGCCATGTGCGAAGCGTCTACGCCGTGCACGAAATTTGGCGCAACTCCGGCGCGTTGGTCGTTCTTGCTGAGGTCGTCTGTATCGCAAGAAAAGCGACGTTGCTTGCGGGTCTCGGGGCCACCAATTTGGGTCTCTAGTGGCACAGATTTTCGGACTACCCGCGCTTGCTCGACCCGTAGCCCCGCAGGCGTTCGCCACACTAGCGGGAGGCCCGCAGCGGTCAACACGTCCGACACAGCTTGCAGATACGACATCGCTTCGAGCATCCTAGGCGCGACATCCGAAAAGCACGCATTGATTTGCGCGGCCAACCACATTGATTCAGCATCGGGCGCACCGGTCTTATTCTGGACTTGCTCTCCGAACGTGTACGTTCCCGCGCTGTACACCTTGGTCATGCTCGGGGCCTTCAACAGGTCTCGATCGATCGAGCGTTCAGACCAGAATTGCAAGTGCGCCATCGTCGGCGCGTCCGCATGATCGACAAGCCTGTAGAGTCGCTTCACCAACGCATCAGCCATGCGCCCGTAGTAGTCGTCACCGCGCTCTGCGGGAACGAGATTGACCATTGCCCCGGCCGACGCATCGCGCGTCATGCCTGCAAGCATTTGCACGCCGCTACAGCTTCCGTCCAACGCGCCCGCGAGGCGGCTCTGGAACGCGTCCCCCTCCTCCCTGTACCCCGCCCATTCAAAGCATGCGGCTAGGAACTGCCACGGCTTGTCCGCCTTCATCCATTCCATGTTGCTACGCGGATCGGAAGCGACGCGAAGAATCATAGGTTCCTGGCTCCGGGTCCACGCCTCGCGCTCGTCCGGCGTCCTGTGAACCTTCTTTCCGTCGACAGTTACCTTGTCCTCTCCGGCGAGATTGCATAGGTGGATTGCGAGCCACCTACCGCCGTCCCGGCCCAGCGGCGTCCCGTCCGCAAACTCCAAACAACCCTTGCACAGGTCCGCACCCTGCGGGCTGATGATGCTCGTTGCGGGGTACATCCGGCCGCGCCAATCGAGATTCCACGGAAAGTAAAACGCCTCCTCGTCTACTAGCTCCGCGAACGCCGCCAAAGTAAGCGCGCTGCGGATCGTCTTGGCCCGCCGCATCGGCTCCGGGGTGTCGTGTCGCGTCTCGATGTACCGACCGTTAATCACTGCCCCGCCCATATCCTCCGCGTTCGTTCGGAACGTCTGTGCGACTTCCAGCACCCGACGATTCACGCGGAACCGGGTCGCCTGCAACGCATTCAACGCGGACACGATCACTTCCGACTCAATCGGTTGGCGCGTGCCTCGAACTGCGGGGATTTGATCGTGCAGATACCCACCGTGCGTCGCGAACGTCGTCCACGGAACCGGAGGCACGAGCATCGGTCGGCGCTCGGCAAAGTCCGCAACCAGTCCACCTGCTGCAACCTCGTCCAGAAACTTCGCGGTCAGGTGGTAGGTGTTCGGTTTACGCGTCCGGCTCATCATCTTGGCTTCGCCGGTTCGCTCCTCCAGCCAGCCGGTAGACGCGCAGAAGTGATCCAGCAAAAGCAGCGCAGCGCGCTCGTAACCCAGTTCGCCGTACTCTGGTGCGCCGCCCGTGAGGTTGCGGAGGCGCCCCGCCAAGGCTCCGGCGAGCGTTTGCACACTCAGTGGTCTATCCGGGTCAGCCATCCGCCCCAACATGCCGCAAATCGCATCCCATGTAGCTTCGGCTTGGGCGGCCACATCGACGGCGTTTATCGGGTTGTACTTGCCGCCCTTGTGTTCGATCTTGGAGACCTTCCGCTTAGTCTGCTTGGCAGTCTCAAGCGCTTCGCGGAATGATGCCAGTCCCGCCTCTAGGGCGCTCCGGTTGGTCAGCCCCGAATCGTCAGTCGTGCGGCGGCTGCTCTGCGCTTCTCGGCAAAGCTGCCTAATCAATTGTCGAACATGTCCTTGCTGTTGTAGCTGCTCGACATGGCGACGGGCGTACGGGCGGACCTCGGGAATCTCGGTGAGAGATACTGCTACGGCCTTTTCGCGAAGGCTCTGGTACTCAGCAATCGAGTGCATCAACTCCTTATAGGCGTGACAAAGCCTCCACCCGAACTACAGGCGGAGGCAAAGCGCTACCCTCGGGTTGAACACCCGAAAGAACCGCGAGTTTTTATTGACGCCTTAGTCCACAGTGCTAGACTGCGATGTATCCTATAAACAAGTTTGTAGGATACAAAGGCACCTTACGGATGACTGTGAATCAGTGCCATCAAGGCATAAGTCACAGCGAGAACAACGTACAGGACTGCCGGATCAGGTCGCATACGACCTCCTTTGAAGTGGCGGGGCGGGCTACACAGGTTCCTAGGCCGACGGTAGCTCGCCCCGTTTGTTTAGCAAGGCAGAATTACCTCGCTAACCACAATCGTAATGCACCTTTAATCGGCGTCCAAGTGTCCTGTTCGTCGTTTGGGGTCTTGACAACTCGTCAATGCCATGAAACCGCGTCCGCACTTAGGCAATGCACAGCTAAAATTATTTTTTGCGCGCCGGACGAACCCGAGGAAATGAACGAAATTCGCGCAACGTCAACGTTTGCGGGCCTTACGACAACTCGTTCAGCGATTAGCGCCCGCTCGCGCGACGTTATTCACTCGAACCACTATCACCCAGTCCTCGTCCTGCGTACCTTGGTGTTGTAAATGTCTTCGCATTGAAGTTGTAGCGGACCACTTAACCCCATTGCGCTGCCATCGCCGCCGCGATACCCCCGTAAGTCCGGCTCCTCTCCTTCCACCGGTCAGGGCCGGGCGGCATCATGTGCACCCGGGCCTCCCGGCCAGCAACTATGTTGGTGGCCCTCAGTACCGGCAAATTCTTCAACCACAAACACGTCGCCTTGGTCTCGCCGTGTCCGAACTGCCACGGTTGAATCACTTGATCCGGCCTCCGGATGCGGCTGCTAATCACGCTTACCGGGTTCTCGATTGCGATTCTATCGACCGGGGCATTCATCAGCAGCCTAACGAACTCCAATGCGTCTGATTGGTCCTGCCGTCGATTAGGGTAATTCGGGTGCGGCCGCCGCTCGTTAGTCGGTAAGTGCTTGTCGTCCGGGTGGTACAACCACCGCACGCCCGCCACGGTCAGGTACGTACACGGTGGATGCGCTATCAGTAAGTCCCAGCCGTCGTAGAGAACATCCCGCACATCACCTTGATAGTGATTTCCGGGGGTCTCAGTCGGTAGCAGATCACAACTTAGGGTGTAGTGCCCACGAGCCTTGAAAGCGTCGCGCACTCGCCCGCTATATTCACAGGCTACAAGTACCCGCAATCAGGTGAACTCGTAGTAAACCGATTCAAGCTCCCGTACCAGTCGATTCACGTCCGCCTGTGGGAGATAATCCCGCGCCTCCATGATTCGCTGTGCGGCGCGTTCCGGGTTGTGCGTCTCAAGAGCGCACGCGGCCAGATCATAGAACGCGTTGTAGGCCGCTTGGCTGATGCAGGCTTGAACGACGCTCAAGCCGCCGTCGCCTCTGCGATGTGTTGAAGCTGGGCGAGGAACAGCGCGTTCGTTGCAATGTGCCAGTCGTGCGGGAATCCCGATTCCGGGTCATGGGTCTCACCGCGAGCCTTCGCGTTCTGGTGTCTCCGGATCGCTGCCGTGTATCGTGTGTGTGCATCCTCGACGCCCTGCCATGAATGCGGCTCATAGCCCTTCACTTCAACCGCCCAAGTCAGCACCTTGACGACGCCCAGGAGCGCATCCGGGCAACCGAATTCCAGCAGATCGAAACGGGGCTTACCGGCGTCGAACTTCATGCCCTTTGATGCAGGCGGTTTCGGCATGTTCTGTCTCTGTCCTACGGGTTGATAACCGCTCATCGGCCGTACTTCCTCCTCATCTTTCTCAACTTCCTCGCGAGACGCTTCCCGAATCGCTCCGGATCAATCGCGCCCCGCTCCTTCATGACCAAAAGAAAAGCCGCCAAATCGGCGGCCTCGTCTGTCAGTTCCCGTTTGCCCCAATCACTCCGGGCGTTCTTCATCGCGGCTTGCGTGAACTCCGCCGCTTCCTCTGCTGCGTGAATAAGTAAGGGCTTCATCTACGTAAACGTTGAGACCTCGCAAAACTGGTTGACTTCCACTGCGAGCAACAGCTATTTTTTCAAGCTCCGAGAGTTACCCATATACCTCCTTACAATCCACAAGCGATGACGCATTTTCAAATACAGCCAATGCACGCGGACCTTGCAGCGCGTCTAGGTAAGCATGGCTTTACACAGAAAAACCATTGCTACAAAAACTGCTGCGGCGTGGTACTGCAACTTGGGGTAGGCGACTATGTCCTTTGTACAATCACCGAGCAAGATGGCACCAAGCATGGTCACGCAGTTGTCGGATTCAAAGGAAAGTACTTCGATCCGACAATCGATATTGCTCGCTCCCAAACTCTTGTTTATGAGGCGGTTCGGACATTCTCAAGAGGGGATTTGGAGGCGTTCATGCTGGCGAACGGAGCAATAAAAGACCCGGACGGAAGTATCTCGGGCTTTCCACCGAAACTATTACCAAATGGCGACATCGTTTGCACCGCGTAACAGCCTCAAACATTCGAAGCAAGTATCAGCTAACCAGCAGGTTGGCCTTGTGCTGCTTGGAATTGACCGTTAGGCGGCCACGGCTCCACGCACCGCATGCTTGGCAGTGGTAACGCGGGTACTGTCCGACCTGGGTATAGCGGAGACCCTTCCGGCGAACGTTCGTGCTCCCGCACCGGTCGCACTTCGGCCCATCGCCTACAGCGCTGTCGTAGTTGCCGACGTTAGGATGCCCCGTAATCCACGGTCGGAGGACGAGGTACAACTCCTCCAGACTCAGCACGTCGTCCGTGTTATACGCCCGCATCTCCGCCGCTGCTGCGGGATTGCCGGCTAGGTATTCGCGCCAAAGCTCGAAGCCGGGGAACTGGGCGTGCTTCTGCTTCTTGTGCGTCTTGCACAACTTCGCCGTAAGCCATTCCAGTTTGTTCGATGTGAACCCGAAATGCTTCCGGGCCTCCAGCATCGTATCGACAACACGGAATGGTGACGGCGGCTGCATGCCGAGCAAGATGAATCGCGCGTTGATCTTGCGTACGTCGAACTTGACGCCGTTCTGTGCGACGACGATATCAGCTTGGTCCAGCAGCTTCCACAGCTTCCGGACAATACGGCGGTCGTCCTCCTTGTTCCGCTGCGCGCTGGTGTCGTGATAGATCACGCGCGGATCGCCCAGCCATTTCGCACAGAAAGACAAAATGCACCATTCGCTGTGAATCTGGTTCAACCCGACGTTCTGTTTCCACAACGACCATACGTGCGCAAGAATCGGGGATGTCTCGATGTCCAAGGACAGGATGCGCGGCTTCTTTTTCACTTGCCGGCCTCCGCTTTCTTCGCTGCCCGTCGCTTTGCTGCCTTCTTTTTCGCGGCCTCCTTTTTCTCCTCCGGCGTCTTGTGTAACGGATGGAACACGAACGACGGGAAAAGCTGGTAATGCTCGATGTAGTCGGCGCACTTCCGCAGGAACGTAGGCACCGGCACACCACCACCAACACGCCCCGCCCAGTTCTCGACGCGGCCCAACACTGCGTTCACCCAGCGGGGAAGCGCGGCACGCATCATTCCGGTTTTGTGGCAATGGTCCGCTACGATGTCCTCCGAAAGATGCCAGCCCGTAATGGGGCATCGGTTGCCCTGCTCTGCCCGCAACTTCTCGCGGTAGTCCGCCAAGTCAGCCTTGGACAATTTTTTGAAGGTCATTCAACTCCTGTGTGACGCGCGATTCCAGACGCTCTAGAGCGCGCTTGATGTGGGGGCAATCGGGGAAGGCTTCCGCGACGTTTGTAATGCTCGCTTGCGCGTCCGTACGCAGCCATAGGAGGGCCGCTTGCTCGATAAGGGCATCAGCCCATGTCGTGCCGTAGTGATCGGCATATGCGGTCTGTACGCGGTCGTACGCATCCTCCGCACTGGCGACTCCGGCTAGGTACTTCACGGCCCGCGCTTCACCGCATTGTTGCCCGAACAGCAGAGGCAGTCCGGGGATGTTGTCGGCCGTGTCGCCTTGGAGGAGTTGCAGATAGAACCACTTCGATCCGTACTGCAACCCGTCCGTGCCGATCACATCGAACGCGCCGCGCGGGACTGTTGTTAGCTCCCAAGACATCCAATTGATGTGCAGGCCCGGTAGCATCCGCATGTCCTTGTCTCGCGTTGAAATAGCGATGTCGGACAGGTGCGAGCAATGGGCCATGCCGTCATCAGCCTCCCGTGTTACCCAAACCTTCGGGCGGAAATTCGGCCCCTCGTAATGCTCCAGGACTTCCCGGAGGAATTGCCAGTTACGCGGCTTGCGCTTGTGGCGTTGCCCTTGGTAGGGCTTCACGGTCGCGATGAGGAACCGGTGTGCTTTCGTGCATCCGCTCGCGGACAAGTGGACAACCACGGATTCCGATCCCGTGCGAAGTCGTGTTGACTCGATGCGCTCGAACGCATTACGCCGCGCCGCTCCCGGCTGTGTGTCGTCGTTCCCTGCCGCGTAGTAGGCTAGATAGTCGCCGTCCAGATGGAGAACGCGCCCAAGCTCGACGGGCGGGAATGTCCCCGCGCCGAACTGGGGACACTCCTCCGCCGCACACGCTATCTTTGCGCGTAGAGCCTCGTTCAACCGATAGCGGCCAGCGGGTCCGCTGCTGCTTCGTTCTCCGGCGTATCGCGTTCCGGCGTCTCTGCGTCCGGGAGGTCCGGCTCTTGGCCGCCAGCGGCAACCACGGAAGCAAGCGGACTGGTTTTCCAGTTCTTCGCGGACATGATCTTTTCTTGGATCACGTTTTTCGAACGCGCCTTCGAGATCACTTCACCGGTCTTTTCGTCCTTGCGCTCCGGATACTCGCCAGCGATGTAGATCGAGTCCCACATCTCCATGTCGGCAACGTCCCAGATGAACGCCTTAACGTCCGTGATCGCTGCGGCAACCTCTACCAGCACCGGCTTACCGGTCAGCGGGTCTTGAACCGTCGTACCCTTCACGTTGTAACCGTTCGGCCCGCGCAGATTTGCGTACGTTTTCTTGCCGTCCTTGCTCTTGCGGTGGAACACTTCCACGATGAACGGCTTACCCAGCAGTTCGGCCATGTGCGTAGCCGTACTGCCGTGTGCAGCATTCATCGCCGCAAACAGCTTGAAGAAATGAGCCTTCTCGCTAAAGCTCAGGGTTTCTTGAGCCGTGATACGAATCGGGATCAGTGTCCCGTCTGCGGCCTTGACCGGTTCATGGTTCGGGCCGCTCAGTTCAAAGACAAGATCGACCTTTTCGCGGTCGCGCTTCTTACCCTCGAATTCTTCCTCATGCGTGCCAAGCTCGAAATACCCGACGAACCGAGCGCGCGCGATACCCGCAGCCGGAGGCGTCCATTCGCCACCTGCCTGCGCTTCGTTCATGTTCGGGCCGGTTTTCTTTGCTTCTGCAATTTTCGCTTTGAGGTCGTATGCCAAGTATTGAATTTCCTTCTAGTTAGTGAATGAAAGACGGCGTGTAGCCGCCCATGTACTGCTGACGAAGTTCAACACGGAATCGCTCCGCTCGCTCTTCGAAGTCGCCCGTAAAGGCGTTTTCTTCCATCATGTTGTCGCCGTGTACTGTGACACTCGGGACAGGAACGGGGATCTTCCAGCCGAAATACCACTCCATGAAGTCCGACGCAGCCAGCATGCAGGCGTGGAGGAGCGCGCTTGATTCGAACAGGACGGACTTGTGTGCGTCCTTGTACAGCGCGTCATGAACCTGATTGACAAGGAGCGCGAGACCGCCGAAGTTCTTCCGGGCATAAAACGCGCGAATCGCAAGCCACATTGCAGCCTTGGCCCATTCGCCGCCCGTGCCTTGAACCTCGTAGTTCGCAATCTCGGTCGGGCTGAACGACTGCGGCATTCCACCTTGCCGAACGAGCCACGCAGGAGCGGGCGACTCGCGATAGCTGTACACCTTGTTGTCTGGCGTGACGCTGTAGCCCTTACCAAGCTGGCACATCAAGCCCTTTACTTCCGGGTGCGGCTGAATGTTGTTGGTCGGCCGGCGAGACTTCTTGATGCGCTCCGTCTTAGCCGCGTTGTATGCGGACAGTTCCGGGTAGCGCACCTCCTCCGCGCGAATCAGCGCCTCCACGTCCTCCAGAAGCATCCCGGTAGATTCCGCGATCTTCTTTGCGCCCGCACCGTAGGCACGTTGGAAAGAGAACACCTTGGCTTCGCTGCGCTTCTTCTCCCATTCCGGAAGCGGCGCAATGCCGCGCGCCTTGTCCCCCTTGCACTTAAGAAGCGCATCCTCGTACGTGATGCTTTCCTTTTGCGACACGCGCACGCAGTGCATGTCCAGGCCCGCGCGCAAATCCTCGATTAGCTGTTTGCAGCCCGTGAGAATCGCTTGTACGTAGACCTCAAGTGCGGTGAAGTCCGATTGAACGATTTGCCCGTCGTCGCCGTAACGCGAGATGAACACCGTTTTAACTTCGGACTTGCCCTCCTTCGGGACATTCTGGAGGTTCGGGTTAGACGACGAGAAGCGCGCTGTAACCGTGGACGTGTGATTGATGCCGTGGTGGATGATGCTGTCACCGCCGACCAGGGTAAGCATGCCCTTTTGCTCGCCCGTCTTCTCGTCCGTCGTGACGTAGTACGTGCCGAGGTCTTTACCCAGCTTCGCGACATTCGCCAGTGTCTTTAGGAATGGGATCTCACGGTTCCCCAGCGATTCGATAACCTCGCTCGATACGCTGTACAGTCCCGGCGTGCTGCTGGCCCAAATCTCGTCCGGCGTGGTGTAGCCTGGGAACTTGTAGTAGAAGTCCCGGATAGCCGTCTTAGGCCCGCGCTCCAGGTCGGGAACCTTGACCTTTTTGGTCTTGATTTCCCCGGCGTTCTTTCCGCTTGCGAATCGGATCGGCTCGGGCGGATGGTCTAGCTTGTGCCACTCGGAAACGGGCATCATTTCCGGCTCGGTCTTACCGTCTACGACGCGCGACTTGTGCTTGAGATACAGGTACTCCACGTCCTTTTGGAAGTACTGGAGGTTGCCCGCCTCGTCCAACGTCTCCGTCCGCTTCTGGTACTTCACCGTACCGCCGAAGATCAGCGGGGACAGGTGATAGCGATTCGACCAGTTGAACTCGAACGGACAGTCCTCCGGCAAGTACGCGCGAAGCTCTGCGGTAATCGCCGCTAAACGCTCCTCAAGCTCCGCAGCGAGACGCAAACCAAGCGCCTTGTCCACGTACATCCCGTTGCGTTCCATCTCGACGGTACACAACAGGCTCCCCATATTTAGGAGAATCGACTTAACCTGTCCTGACTTGCGAGCCTTCATAAGCTGGCCCAGGAAAATCTTTTCCGTGTTGCCGATATCGCCAAGGCCCGACTCGTCGCCGCAGAGGTATCGAAGGATCAAATCCTTGTCGATGTCCGGCGTATCTACGCCAGCCTCCCACAGCGCCTTGACCTCATCAATCTTCACGTTGCCGCCGTAGGACACGACCATCTCGTCCATAGACAGCATGTGCGAGGTCGGCTCCATGCCGCGTAGCAGGTACTCGGCAAGCTGACAGTCCCAGACGTTCCCGCCGCGCGCTACGAACTCCATCCAGGCATCAAGGTTCTGCGGCTCGCGAAGCGCATGCAGCAAGTCGAACTTGATGTTTTGACCGACAAGTAGCGTCGTGTCCTTGAGGAGTTTCGTGAACCAGTCGAACGGGCGCGGGCCTCGTCCGAAGTAATCCGCCGCGGCATCCCCGCCCTTGCGCTTCCAGCCGGAGACCACAACGAAATTTTCAGGGTGAAACGGAGACGCCTTGCGCTTCATGTAGGCTTTAATCGTGGTCTCCGTGTCCCATACGCAATACGTTATGTCAGCCCTCCTGCGTTAGTTCGGCGTAGCGAGCAAGGAATACCGTACGCGCGACAGCGGGATTGAATGTTGGTAACGGAACGGCCGCCGTCGTCTCAACGCCCTCGACCCATTCCCAGGCAATCGCGTCCGTTACGCGGTAAACCTCAATCGGTTCCGGCATGAAGTCCCGGCGCTCCGTTACAAGCGCCCGCACGTCCGCCTCTTTGATCGACGGGTGCAGCGGGAACGGCAGTCCAAAACGGGCCAGAATCGCGCGCTCTACGCGATGCTCGATTGCCTTGTAGTCCGGGAGAAGCTGTTTAAGCGGGCTGGAAACGTCGCCCAAGTACGCCTCAGACGCGTCGTGCAGCAGCCCTTGCAAGGCGTATTCCGGTGGCACCAGATACGAGACTAGGACGCTATGCTGAGCGACGCTGTAGAACTGCGTGGTATGGCCCGTGAATCGGCAGATGCGCGACAGTGCAGTAGCGATATCCTCGATTACGATGCTATCGGGATCGGGTTCCAGGAAGTCAAAGTAGCGCCCGCTCGCTGTGAGGATTGCCGGCGTCAACCCATGTCCTCCGGATGACGGAACCCGATGAAAACGGGATGGCGCGGCGCGTCTACCGTGCCGTGGTCGAAGTGCTTGAACTTGACGAAGGAACCGATCAGTTCATCGCGGCGGTTCCAGAAGTCGCGGCGTTGCGCCGCAGTGAATCCCGTACCGACGTTGAACGCGAGACCAACCGGTACGCGCTCATCGTGGTCACATGTCTTGCGAACAACAAGCGCGCCGAGCGTGCCTTTACCTACCAACCCCGCTTTCGATGTGCTACGTTCAGTTCGGCCGGTTGCATCGCGTGTCGCCTCGTTGGAGTTGTGCATTTCCTCCACGAAGCCGACGATTACTGCCTCGCCGTCTACGAACCGCTTCACCTTGACGAGACCGCCCTCCCGCTCCGTGCTGCGGCCGCACTTGTACTTGCCGTCGCTCGTGCGAATCATCATCCCTTCGTAGCCGTCTGCGAGGAAACGCGCCTCCAGCTTGTCTAGATCGGCCGCACATGCGCAGAGGTGCTGCGGGACCGCTTTAATATCAGCCTCCGGATATCTGTCGTAAAAGGTCATGACTCGATCCTCTACGACATCGCCACGGTGCTCGTATGGCGCGTATCCGTCGTACACGTCAAATACATGGAACGTAAAGTCCGGCTCGGCCGACTTGGACATAACGGCCATGCTGTTCTGCATGCAGTTCGCGTCGGTCGGAGAACCTACCGTAAGCTCGCCGTCCAGGCCCTCCAGCAGGCTCGCGTACGCTGCGGCGAACTCCTGCACTACCGGATTCGGAATCGGCTTGAGCGAGCGGCTATACGCCACGCCGCCGAAGAACACACAACGGATACCGTCAATCTTGGGCGAGGCCCATACCGGGAACTTTATGAGGTCCGGCTTGGTAAGCGTCGCGGCGAGATTGGGTTTAAAGCCTGCCGGGATCAGTGGAACACCCCGGCGATCGCCGCGCCGAACAGCACGGTACAGACAAGAACAACCAATGCGAAACAAACTCCTACAACCGTCATAGCTACATCCGCGATCTTATTGAGCATCGTCACCTTTGAATTGTTGAATCATTTCCCAGACAAGGAAGCCAGTGCCGCCCACCATCCAAGGCAGTTGAGCCACAAGACAGATACCGCCGATGAGTTCGGCTACGCCCAACCAAGCCACTCGCGAGCGCGCTGGAATTTCGGTGCGAACCATTCCAAGAACGGGCCAAACCATTGAGGAAGCTCGTAGAAGTCAGAACGTACGACGTGCTGTTCCCGAACCCCGTAGCGTTGCGTCAGGCTGCGCACGACGGGAATGCCGAATACTGGGTAAATGGTTTCGACTTGATACCCGAACTCCTCCCCACCACGAAGGACGCGAACCAAAGTGCCTCGTCTCAGCCAGTGCACCGGGCCGCCCTTCACGTCGTAGTCGCACTTTTGCGTGCGGATGACGCCGTATCTCACTTAATCTCCAAGTCGATCACTTCCCCGCCCAGCGACTCCGCGATGTTGTCTACGCCGGTACGGATAATCTCTTGCTCCTCCGCAAACTCGTTGTGGTCGTCATGCTGAATCGTTACGTAGAACTTCGTTTCTTTCACGCGGTTTCCACAGGCATAAGCAAGCGGCCACGTTCGCCGTCGAACATGACTTCTGCTTGGGGTGATTGAGGAGCGCCTTGTCGGCGCAGTTTGTTTTTCGTCATGCCGATCCAGCGTGACGAGGCGTAGAACGGATCGTTCGATGCGCCCAGAGTGATGATTGCGTCGGCCGCCCCCTGCTTCCCGGTCTTACTGTCCTTGAGCATGGGAAGCGTCGGAAACTGCATGCCGTCGCCGTCCGCTGAGATTTGCGACGTAGCGATAATCGGCGTGTCGTACTTCACGGCCATAAGACGCGCCCACTGATACTGAGCCTCTAAAAGCTGGTCGGTACGCTGCCCGCCGTTCAACGCCTGCCCGCCGAACTTGATGTTGTCCACCATGTCCATGACGACAAGTCCGGGCGGACAGCGGCGCATGATGTCCTCGACCTCGTAATTCCAGAAGTCGTGAACATCCATGATCCGGATACGATCGACACCGCCAACAGCGTCCGCATATTTATCCTTGAGCGTCCCGTTATTCGACATGCGGATAAGCTCCGCCATCGTTGCGTTAAGCGCGCTCTGGTAGGTACGTTGGACAATGCGCTTGCCCGGACCCTCGTTGTTCATCCAGAGGACATAGCGCCCGTTATCGGGACCGTAGTAGGCGTCAAACTGGCTCGCCATGTACGTAATCTCGGACGAAATACCCGTCGTCTTTCCCTTGTCCGGCCGTCCAGCAAACACGATGAAGTCGCCGCCTCGAAGCGGACGCATTACTGTGTTCAGGCAATCGAGACGCCAGTGCAATCCTCGGTCGTCCTTGTCATCAAGCAGGATCGAATCAATGTCCTCGTTGATCCACGGAACGCGCACCTTGCGATTCGTGTTCTGCTCGAACCGCTCAATCTCGTCCCGGAGGGATACGTAGAGGTCTACCTCGTCGCCGTTGTTGTACTTCTCGATCAGCGACGTAACGCGGTTCGCGGTCTCTGCCGCTACTAGGCGCTCCATGATTCCGGCCTCTAGCGACGGGTCGCAATCCTCATTGAGGACTCGACCTAGCAGCGCGCGGTAAAGCCCCAGTTGCTCCGCTGTAAGTGTCGGGTGCGCGAACGTCCCAAACCACAGCATGAACGGCTCAAGTTCGATGCGCTGCTGCTCAGGAAACTCCTCGAAGAACTTCCCGTAATCGCCCAGAATGACGACGGATTTTGCTTCTAACGCTGCTGTCGGTACTGCTTTCGCCAGCCTCTCATAACGCTCGCGGTACTTGAGAAGCTGGAGGAGTGTTACCTCGATGGACAAGCGTTAGGCGACCTTGATCTGAATCGTCGGCAGGGGCTGTCCGTCAAACGCGGAGACGGCCTTATATTTGTCGCTGGGATACTCCCGAACCAGCGCCGAATAGACTTCTCTGAGTTCGGCTCCGCCCGTCTTTCCGACAAGGGCGACAAGCATGCGCGCCTCGTCGTCCGTGAGATTAAGCGTAACCCCATCCCGGACGCTCTCGACCATCGTGACTTCCTTCTCCACGAAACGCGGGCTAAGTTTGGACGTGCTCATGTATTTCCTCTCTGTTCAACAACTTTGGGTCTTTACTCGAAACTACGTTGCGTGCGGCAATGCCGTATGCCCGTAGCTGCTTGATAATCTTTGCTGCGTTCGTCTGCCCTGCCTTATCCGGGTCCAGCCATACCGCCACCGGCCTACCCGAACGAATCAACTCCGCCGCGATCCAGTCGGATATCTTTGTCCCCAGCAGGCACCACCCCGCTACGCGTCCGCGAGTCGCGACCTTGTACGCCGACAGCAAATCCTCGGTAAGCACGATCAGCGGCCCGTCGCCGTACCGCGCAACGAGTCGCCGCTTATCAACATGAGGGTTCAGGTACTTCCGGGGATTCGTCTTATCGAGCGTGCGGGCCTGCCAGTACACGACCTCGCCCAGCTCGTTCCGCACTGGCAAAACGACACGCTGCATACTTGGATTCCAGTAGAACCCCAGCGCCTCTATTTCCGTGTTCGAGATGCCTGCCTTGTAGAGCCACACGCGGGCCTCCAGCGGCCACGCTGACGGGATCTTTTCTGCGGGAAGGGGCAAGGCAGGACTGGCGGCTACGGCCTCCTCTGCGGCCTTTATTCGACGCAGACGGGCGAGCCTCTCCGTGAGACTTTCGGCCGGACGTGGAACCCAGCCCTTGTATGCACACCTATGACAGTAGGCGGCCCAGCCGTCCCGCTTATGGTTGATGTGCAGGCAATCGCCGGGGCCGCAATCGTGCGGAATCTTCCTACTGCCTCCCTCTGGGAGGGATTGGGCGTGCTGCAACCATTCTTTCGATTCCAGCACGCGACTCCTACTATTTATCGCTTACGCGATCCGAACGACCTGTACCAATTCGTCTCCTTGTATGCGGCCGCCGAACCCAGGCACACGTAGCTGAGGAACACCACGACGAACGCAAAAGCAAACACGCCCCAGAGCGGCGCGGTAACCCACCACCACGACCATGCCGCGACGACACCGACCCCGGCCAGCTTGAGCGCGAGGAAAATTAGGAACATGCCCGGCAACAGCTTCAAAGCGTGGCCCCGTGCGAGATTGCCTCAATCAGTGCAGTCCGCTTCACGGCGTCCGCCGCCCGTGCGGCTTCGTCCGCCCACGATTCCGCCTCGATTCCTGCTGCCTTGTGGTAGCGGATGAGGTCGTCGTACTGGCGAACACGTTTGTCCGCTCTCTGGATCAGCTTGCGGAGATTCGCGACGTGCATCGCGATCAGTGCCGCATGAATGCGTTCCGTAACTCGGACGCAGAGGCCCTTGGTTGCTGCAAAGCCTGCCAAGAGGGCGGCCGTGAGTTTGTGCATGTAGTCTCCTTTACGCGCCGTAGCGATCACAGACGCGGATCGTCGTAGGCATCGGGATGTAGGTGTACAACGGAATATTGTTTGAGAATCCAGTGAGGACGGGCATTAGATACGTGGATTCCTCCTCATGCGACGCAAGACACGGGCGGCTATCGCACCCGGCCAACATGCACGCGAGAAGAACCAAAGCCGCGAACTTATTCAATGCCTGCCAACGGATCGGCCGGTGCAAGTTCGCCACCTTGCTTCACCTCTGCTTCCGGCGCGGAGGTCTCCCGTACTTCCTCACCGATGCCGACGATATCTCCCGGACGGATCGTTACGATTTCCTCGTCCGCGCCGCTACCCTTGATAACCTTGATGCCCTTGCCCTTGCCCTTGTCCGTATCGAACACTGCGCGCACTTCGCCCGTGAACTCGCCGCGCGTCTCGCCGCGACCATAGTTGAATCGGATCGTGTCGCCCTGCTTGAGCGAATCCAGCGCGGCGGCGGCCTTCTCTTGCGCTTCCAGTGCATCGGCTTTCGCTGTGTAGTCTGCGGCTTTCGCGCGGTAATCCGCGATTCGTTCCGCGATTGTCTTTGCCATGTAGTCCTTACTAGTTAGAAGTTAGTGACAGGCGAATTTGTGCGGCGTCGTCACGATACACGCCGACCAAGTACGGTTAAGGTCATACGCACATCCAGTAATCGCCCCGCCCATGAACGCCGCAAAGCACACGGCGTAGAAAACGAATTTCAATCCTTGCGGACCCAGATGATTCGCTCGTCAGAGCATCCCGTAGGAAGCATCGAACACACCGCGACAAATTGTCTGTCTCCGGCACAACCATCGCATCCATTCGTTTCCGGCGCGGTCACGTACTTCACGCCGCCAATTTCCACCTCCTTCACGCGGCCTCCCTTACGAGGATGTCCCCCGGATCGTTATGAGGCTCGTCGCTCGCCTTGCCGTTCGCATACCGCGTCACAATGTTCCCCGTAGACGGGTTCAACAGAACCAGTTGGCAATGCGGCTTTGCTTCCGGCGAGTACGCAATGAACTTGACATCGCAACCCGAACGGAACTTGAGCGGCTTTCCGGTCATTGCGGCGAGAAGGTCGAAACCTGTGTGCTCCGCCGTGATTTTCTCGTAGCTAGTAGCATTCCGCTTGTGCTCGGGCGCATCTGCAAGATACTCTGCAAGCGCGATGTAGCGCCCACATTTACTCACGTAGACCACCGTACAGATGTCCCCAACTGCCGGGATGCGCTTAAAACCCCGCGTGAACCAGTTCGATCGCCCGTCGCGGACGTTGCGCACCTTGTCACCAACTTTCAGCATTACGCAGCCTCCTGGTAGTCGATCACGCGCACCTCTTGCTCGACCTTCACGGTGCGAACCACCTTGACCTCGACAATCTCGTAGACGCTGCCCGGCGTGTAGCGCGAGACTGCTTGCTCTGCTGCTTCCTGCGATGCGAACGGAATGCCGCGCACTTCACGGAGCGCGGTCCTGTGCTTGCGAATGCGGAATTCGGTTGCGGGTTCGCGCTGCTCCTGATGAACGCCAACACGCTCCACTTGATCCGGCAGAAAACCACCCGCCCCTCGTTCCGGATGGATTGCTCGGATATGACCGGACGGAAATACCCAATCTACCGGCATCGGCCCGTTCCATGCCCCGCCGAAGTCCGTCGGGTTCTTGACGCGCACCGTGTCACCCACCTTGAACGGATGTTCCTGAATCGCATCCAAGCGGTACGCGAATGCGTACGTCACAGTTCCGTCGTCCATACGCACGCCAACGGTGTCGCCGTCCTGGTCGCGGATCACCGTACCCGTTTCACCCGCGTCGTACGTGCGCTTGCGGTTTGCGACATACTGCTGATTGAACACGACACGTTGACCCGCTGAAAATTTCTTTTTCATTTCATTTCCTTGAAGTAGTCCTAATCTGTAAAGCGAAACTTAAACTCGGTTCCTGCGGAGTTCGCGCCGATTCCATTCACGGGCGAATGCCCTGATTGCGTCTGCTTCGTCCATCAATGCCCCGCGTGGATCACGGAGTAGCCCGCTTGAATGCGCCCCGCTACGTTGCCGCGCAGCGACTTGGTGCGATACGAGATGAACGGCTTGGGTTCGCGACAGTTCCGCAGCGCGGCCCAGCGGTCCCAACGATGTCCGTCAATCTGGATCGTCTCGGATGCTTCGTGGAATGAGACCGTAGCGCCTGCTACGTGTGCTTCCTTGAGTATGGCGCGTTGGTTCATACAGCACGCGCCTTGCAAGAGATGTCGAAGCCTGCACCGCGACCCAGCGTCGAACCGCGACGAACACCACCGTTGAAGGGCATACGGTTGTCCGGGCCGATGTGGAAGAACGCCCGCTGCGTGTTGCGGCGATTACCCACAACGATCTTCTTCGCTTCCGGGTTCTCGTTGAGGAATCGGCCGACAGTGTGCGTGCGGTTCAGGTCCAGCGGCTTGCGGATTTGCGTCATGTTGTAGTCCTAAGTTGATTCGAGAAAGTTGTGCGTCTGGAAAAGAAAAAGCCCGCGCTAACTGCTCGCGGGCCTTACGTGTCCTGCTCTGCGTAGATCAGTTGAGGAGTTTCTTCCTCCATGCTGCCCCTGCTTTACGCAGTTCTTCGATACTGTTCATCCGGCTCGCTTGATGCGTCCGGCCATCCGTACGGTTCTCCTCGTAAGGTTCGCGGCTGGTCTCCGCCGACGTGTGGTTATCCCGGCCTGCATACTTCGGAATGTGTTCGGTCATACGCTCTCTTTTTGTTCGGTTGATGGAACAGGCTCGGCGGAACCTGCTCTACGAACCGCCCAGTAGCAACGGAATCCTATGTGCGCCGTTACGGCGGCAGCAATAGGCCAATTGAAATACCCCAACCCATATGAACCGGGGAATTTCACCTATCGACGTAGGAAGTTTCCTTGCTAGCTTTGGTTCGTGCCGGGTGTGTTGTCTGTATCCCGGCGTCGCATTGTTCCTCGGCTTACAGCTATGCCTTGGATTCCCTCCGCGACTCCGACTCTTTATCCCGTTCTCGCCTCCGTAGAGGACTTACGCGCCGGGCTGGTAGGCCGTAACCGTGTCGCCGTGCCTGCTTTACAGCAGACACTTACAAATCTACCGATAATTGTACAGACGCAACTAAATCTGTTAGAATCTGATCAAATTTCGGTAGGTCATCGCTGACCACGGAACGAACTTTACCGACTTCTGTACATGCAATCTACTTGTAATTTTGCATCGTCAGCTAATTGTCAGTAGGTTTTGACTATAATTCAGTAGAATCAACAGCTTGCAAGGGTCAGACCATGTACAACGAATCAGCAGATTCCAACCAAACCAAGGAGAATGCTCCAAACTCGGGAGAATCCCTTGCGGAGTTCGAAGTGTTCTTCGCACGGCTGCGGGAGGCGATCGGTACGGAAGACCTGTACGGATGGGGCAAAAGTCACGACTTCCCGCGACAGACGCTCTACAACATGGTGAGCGGCCAGAAGGTTCCGGGCTTGGAGACGTTGCGTAAGTTCCGCGATGCCACGGGAAAGCCTATTGGGTGGTTGCTGGGTGAGGACTTGCTTTACCCGACCGTCGTTAAGGAAAAGACCGTAGGCATCTTCGATTCGCCTTCCGGTGAGTTCGTCTACATTCCTCGTTACCCGCGTAACGGCTCACCCGAACAGGTAACGATGGCGTTCCGTCGTTACTGGGTGGAGAAGTATCTCCAAGCGAACCCGGATGAGTTGATCGTGCTGAGAGTGGATGACGATGTGATGGAAGGTACGTTCAACCGGGCCGATAACATCCTGGTCAACATGAACCCGCTGGGTCCGGTTAAGGACGGCCTGTACGCGCTCTACATCAATGAGGCAATGGTGGTGCGACGCGTCCAGGTGTTACCGAACAACGTCATCCGCGTAATGCCGGACAATCCACGTTACCCGTCCTTCGAGACTTCGCTCGAGGAAGGCTCCGGAGTTGAGATTGCTGGCGTGCCCGTTTGGTACAGCCGCACGATTTGACACCGCAGTAAGGCGCATGTAGTGTCCCTTGGATTGCTTGGAGACCATACAACATGCGCTTTACACCCATCGCACTTATCGCAACGGCTTTATTCCTTTCCGGTTGCGACAACAACTCTGCGCAGCAGGCTTCCGCTCCAGTAGTCAAACCTGCGCTCACTGAGCAACAGAGGACGGACCTTATTTCGACCGCGACGAAAAATGGATTTGAGGTCGAAAGAGATAAGATCGAAAAAGTCACATTCTACTCACCCAAGACAAACTCTAATGAGTGGAGCAATCAGTATCTCGGTGTGTATATTTCGATTCCAGATGGCAAAGGCCCGATATTTCGCATCTATCCGCACTACCAAGGAGACGACTGGATTTTCTTCGACCATTTGAAGGTAATGGCGGACAACGAAATAGTCTACGAAAAGGATTATTCCAACTCGAATATGCGACGAGACGCCAAATCGAGCAGAGTATATGAATCCACGGATTACGCCGCCAAAGACGACGACATAGCAGCGATGCGGAAAATAGCAGCGGCAAATTCAGTTACTGTGCGCCTTAGCGGACGTGACCACCGACAAGACTTCGAAATGTCGACAGGCGATCGGGAACGTATCGCACTCGCACTACGCACGTACGACGCGCTCCAACCTCTCTCCAATTAAATCAATCACTTACGGTCCGCGTTTCACGATATAAAATACCCCTGAGCATAGGAGAGGACGACCTCACCCGATCGGTAGGCATGCCGGATGATGCCCCAGGTACGTGCAAGGCGAACCCTATTCATCCCATGAATACGCACGGTGGTTCTATCCGAGCGAGCGAAGCGAGCGAGGAGATTGAGCTATCAGAAAGGCTATTAGATATTCCCGCATAACTGGCGAAGCTGGAGTTAAACAGCGTAGACGTATCCGGCTTAGAGATAAGTATGTCTGTCAGAAGTGTGGAATAGCTGTACGTGTTGGTGAAGTAGACCACATTATCTCACTGGAACAAGGTGGAACTAATGATGATGCAAATCTACATTTGCTCTGCATAGACTGCCATAAGAAGAAAACAGCTACAGATAGAGGATATGTTCTTAAGTCTGGTAGCTCAGTAGATGGACTACCAACCGATAGCCGCCATCATTGGAATATCTAGCTTATCTCTGTGTTGCATCATTGAAGCCACGGTAATTCTCACAGTGATAACCACTGTGAGCTATCAATGATGCTCTCATCGAAATAAATTCGAAACTTCCGAGATTTTCTATTGACAGGCAGCCCCACATGTGATTCAGGCGGGGGTATGGTGATTTGCGGAGACGTTTTCCGCCGACACCGGCGGGTCAGTGTCGAAATATCGCTAACTGCAAAAATTTCCGCCGATTGGAGTCAAAGCACTCCCAAAACTCGGAATCGCTCAGAACTCTGTGCCGTCCTCAGGCCTTCTCCTCAACAGCGTCGCGATTTCCGACAACCGCTTATTGATCTTGCGGACTTCCTCAGCAAGACCATAGGTTTGGTACGCGATGATCCCAAGCAGCGCCCCAAAAACCCCAATTTGCCAATCGCTCATGCTGGCCTCCGTATGGCCCGTTATCCTTGTGCGCGCGCATACACCCGCGTAGCCCAATTCTAGGAGACTTTCGATACGCACACGCTCCGATAGCACTACAACCGCTGTAGCTGCTACCCAAGCCGCAGCAGCCGGCCCGATGAAGCCGCCTGACCACATCCGCTTACGTGATGACGATTGGCCCTACTGGGATGCGATCGTACAGGCCCGAGCGGCTACGACCTGGAACAACGCCGACTTAGCCCTTGCGGCAAATCTGGCCCGCACCCAGGCCGATATCTCCCGCCTCAGTATCGAACTTGAGGACGAGGGGGACATTCTGGAGAACGCGCGCGGCACGCCGGTAGTGAATCCGAAGCACAACCTGCTAGAGACGCTTACCCGCCGCGCAGTCGCCCTTTCTCGCGCCCTGCACGTACACGCAGAGGCAACAGTAGGCCGCAGCCAAGACGCCGGCAAGAAGCTAGGCGCGGAACAGGCAGCACGCGGAGCGGTTCTCAACGCATCCCAAGCAGATGACGGGCTAATCCCCGGTCTGACGCATTGAGGATTCGCGATCCAGTAAGCCCCGGTCCACTCAAGCAGACAATCCCCCAGACACGCGGCGAGCGCGTAATAGCGTTCTGTGAGCGTTACCTCCGTGTGCCGGAGGGCGCTCTTGTCGGTCAACCGATCCGCTTCGAGGAGTTCCAACGAGAGTTCATCCTCTCGATCTACGATAACCCGCACGGCACGCGCCGCGCCTACCTCAGCATTGCCCGCAAGAACGGCAAGAGCGCGGTTATCGCCTGCATCCTCCTTGCTCACCTGATTGGGCCAGAGGCAAAACTCAACAGTCAGATTGTCTCCGGGGCGATGTCCCGCGACCAAGCCGCCCTGGTGTTCAACCTCGCGGCCAAGATGGTCCAACTATCGCCCGAGATTGCCCCGCTCGTCCGCATCAACCCGTCGGCTAAGAAGCTCGTCGGCCTGCCGCTCAACGTCGAATACAAAGCCCTGTCCGCAGAAGCTAAGACGACTCACGGGCTATCCCCGGTTCTCGCGATTCTGGACGAGATCGGCCAGATTCGCGGCCCGCAAGACGACTTCATCGACGCGGTAACGACCTCTCAAGGTGCACACGCCGAACCGCTGCTAGTCGCGATCAGCACGCAAGCGGCGAACGACGCGGATTTGCTCTCGGTCTGGATCGATGACGCGCTCAAGAGCAACGACCCGCACATCGTATGCCGCCTCTACGCGGCTGACCAAGACGCGGAACTGATGGACAGGAAAGCATGGGCGGCGGCGAATCCCGCGCTCGGCGTGTTCCGCTCGGAGAAGGACGTAGAGGAGCAGGCCAAGCAAGCCGTCCGCATGCCCTCCGTGGAAAACACGTTCCGCAATCTGATTCTCAACCAGCGCGTGTCCACGGTAGCTCCGTTCATCTCGCGGGACGTGTGGAAGTCATGCGGTGCGCAGCCGATGGAGTTCGAACCCAGTACGCAGGTATTCGGCGGCCTGGACCTATCTGCACGCACCGACCTTACCTCCCTCGTCCTAATCGGACGCATGGACGGTGTATGGCAGACGCATGCGTATTTCTGGACGCCCGCCGAGGGCATCAAGGATCGCGCCAAGCGAGACCGCGCACCGTACGACGTATGGGCGCGAGAGGGGTTCATTCGCACCACTCCCGGCCGCTCCGTCGATTACGAGTACGTCGCCCGCGACATAGCGGACATCTGCACCGGGTTGAACCTGCATTCCATCGCCTACGACCGCTGGCGTATTGACCTCCTCAAAAAGGAGTTCTCCGACATCGGCGTAGACGCGGACACATCCGCCAAGGAAGGCGGTCGGCTACCCCTCGTTCCGCACGGGCAAGGTTTCAAGGACTTCTCTCCGGCGCTCGATGCGCTTGAGGTGGAACTCGTCAACGGACGCATTGCGCATGGCTCTACGCCAGTCCTCACGATGTGCGCAGCCAACGCAATCGTCAACAGAGACCCATCCGGAAACCGGAAGTTGGATAAGCAGAAGGCGACCGGCCGAATCGATGGTCTTGTCGCTATGGGTATGGCATTTGGGGCAACGGTTCTCGCAGCAAGTGATGTCGAACCGGAGCGCACCTATCAATTCTTTGTCCTGTGAGGTCTGAATAGACAACAAGCTGTTCTCCGCTGTCGTCATCAAGTCAGTAAATGAGGAATCCCGTGTGTTTGAAGGGATTGCGTCAACGCCAACAGCGGACAGAGTAAACGACGTGGTAGAGCCTCTGGGCCTCACGTTCCAGAAAGAAACACCCCTCCTCCTCAATCACAAGATCGACCAACCGGTAGGCACCGTTCAATTCGGTACGCCGACCGCAAAGGGTCTCCCGTTTCGCGCGCAGATTCCGAAGGTAGACGAGGAAGGCGAGGTGAAGCGCCGCACCGACGAGGCGTGGCACAGCGTCAAGAGCGGCCTTATCAAAGGCGTCTCTATTCGCTTCCGCCCTACCGAGTACGCCTACAAGGACGACGGGGGCATGCACTACAAGAAGGCGGACATCTCCGAGCTATCGCTCACTGCCATTCCGTGCAATCCCGAAGCGCTCATTACCGCGTTCAAGAGCCTTTCAGAGATTTCGGACTCCGCTCCGACCACGCCAGAGGGTAACGCCAAAGGCAATCAAGCAGACCCGCCGACCGACGCGGCAACCACCAAAGCAATCGAAACCGCGCCACGGGCCGCGCTCAAGCCCTTCTTTTACCCAATTTACTAAGGATTACGCATGACTCTGGCACAACAAATCAAGGCACTTCAAGAGAAGATGGCGGCGGCAGTGGAGAAGCGGGATACCACGGTCGTTAAGTCGGCAACGGAAGGCGTCGCCCTCACTGCGGAACAGTTCGCAGAAATCGACGGCATCAACGAAGCTCTAAAGGCCGACCAGAAACAACTGGACGCGCTCAAGGAAACGGAGAAGTCGCTCGCCGCGCGTGCGGTCGCCGTCCCGAAGCAAGAGAACGAAATCAAGGTCACTGCAAAGTCGGCCGTGTCGGTCGAGACCAATGCGCCGAAGGGTTCGGCATTCACGCGTACCGCAATGGTACTCGCGAAGGCTAACGGCAACCTCGCAGTTGCAAAGATGCTCGCAGAGGAGCATTACAAGGATGACGCCGTGGTTAACGGCATTGTCAAGGCGGCAGTCTCCGCAGGCTCGACGCAGGTAGCGGAATGGGCCGGCAACCTGATTTATCCGGAAACGTACGCGGGCGACTTCATCGAACTTCTGTACCCGCAAACGATCCTCGGTCGGCTGAATCTCCGCAAGGTTCCGTTTAACGTGCGTATTGCTGGTCAGAACGGCGGCACGACGGTCGGTTGGGTCGGTGAAGCCAAGCCGGTCCCGGTTACGTCGGCAAAGTTCAACGCCATTTTCCTGACGTGGGCGAAGGTCTACGCAATTGCCGCGTTCTCCGACGAACTCATCCGCTTTTCGAATCCGGCCGCAGAAGCGCTGGTGCAGGCGGACTTGCTCAAGGCAACGGCGCAAGGTCTGGACCGTACGTTCATCGGTAACGGTGCAGCCGTCGCAAACGTCTCGCCGGCCGGCATGCTCAACGGTGTAGCCGGCGTAAAGGCGAGCGGCAGCGAAGCATTGCACCTCATCGCAGATATCCAAACGCTGACCGCACCGGCCATCGCCGCTAACCTCGACCTGTCGCGCGCACTCCTCGTCATGTCGCCGGCACGTGCGCAAGCAATCGGCGCGATGCGTAACGCTCTGGGTGCGAAGTACTTCCCGGACATCAGCAAGGACGGCGGTACGCTGGAAAACTACCCGGTCATCACGTCGAACAACTGCCCCGGCGATCAAATCGTGTTCCTGATTCCGGACGAGGTGTACCTCTCGGAAGATGCAGGCCCGCAGATCGACATTACGCGTGAGGCATCGATCATCATGGACAGCGATCCGGAGAATGCCACGACGGCCCCGGTCTCGATGTTCCAGAACAACATGGTCGCCGTTCGCATCGGCCAGTTCATCAACTGGCAGAAGCGCCGCAACCTCGCGGCAAACGTCATCACGGGCGCTACCTACGGCTCGACTGTCACGCCGTAATCCATCTTGCCCCGCCGTCTGCGGGGCTTCCCGTTCAACGCTTACCAACTCGGAGGGCTATGGCCCAATTCGTCACGGTGCAGGCCCTCCGGGATGCGCCGTTGCACCCTTCCATCAAAGAAGGCGAAAAGCGAGCAATCCCGAAGCCGGAGGCAGATTTTCTGATTGCGCTCGGTTGGGTGAAGCTCGCACCTAAACCCGGCCGCCCCAAGTCCAAGGACGCTGAATGAGGGTATTCGGCTGGGACGTAACCAAGGCGCTCAAGTTCAAGAAGCGTCCCGCCGCGTCTGTCGGTGCATCGGCAATCGGTGCGCCAGGTTCTAATGGGTACATCCGCGAGCCGTATCCGGGCGCGTGGCAAAAGAACCAAGCTCTAAGCACACGCGACGGGATGCTTGCGAGCTCCGCCGTGTTCGCTTGTGTAGACCTCATCTCGTCGGACGTTTCGAAGTTGCGCATCAAGTACGTCAAGTTGACGGACGGCGTATGGCTCGAATCCAGCGCGCCCCGATTCACGACGGTACTACGCAAACCGAACCACTATCAAACGCGACAGCAGTTCGTTAAGGCGTGGCTCGCGAGCAAGCTGACGCACGGCAACACATACGTTCTTCTCAACCGGAATAGCATGGGCGGTATCGTCTCGATGGACGTGCTAAATCCCAAGTACGTTGTTCCTCTCGTCGCGCCTGATGGTTCGATCTTCTATCAGGTCACGATGTCCCCGCTTATGGTCACTCCGTTGGAGACCTTCGTGGTCCCCGCGCGCGACATCATCCATGATCGGGGAATTACGTCGTGGCATCCGCTCGTAGGCATGACGCCGATTGCAGCGTGTGCGGGTTCTGCTGTTCTCGCCAGCAGCATCACGAACAACTCCGCCGCGTTCTTCTCGAATGCGGCCCGCCCTTCCGGCGTGCTGTCCGCTCCGGGCGCGATCTCTGAACCGACCGCCCAGCGCCTCAAGAAGCAGATGGACGAGTACAGCGGCATGGGTGCAGGCGGTACGCTCGTAGCAGGTGACGGCCTTGTGTACAACCCCATGACGATGACCGGTTCCGACGCTCAAACCGTCGAACACCTCCAATGGACTGCACAGGATGTCGCTCGATGCTTCCACGTACCGGGCCATAAGATCGGCTTGGATACTGGCTCGCGCACCGCGAATAGTTCAGCCATCTACGAGGCGATGTACTACTCCGACTGCCTGCAAGCCTATCTTGAGGCTATCGAGCTACTGCTAGACGACGCATTCGGCGTCCCCGATACAGTCGGATTCAAGTTCGACACGTCCGGCCTTATGCGAATGGACGAAGCCGCAATGCTGTCCGCTAACGCGCAATCGGTCGGTGCTGGGATCATGGCCCCGAATGAGGCACGCGCGCGACAGGGACTCGCACCGAAGGAAGGCGGCGACACCCCGTACATGCAGCAGCAGAACTACGCCCTTTCCGCGCTGGCGGGGCGCAAGCCGCCAGACGAGGCAGCAGCGCCGGCCAGTAAGCCCGTCGAGCCAGAAGAACAACCGCCAGAGGAGGAAGCCGCTACGGCCGATGAGTGACCTAATCACACTCGCGCAAGCAAAAGCACAACTGCGGATCACGGACACTGACAGCGACGAGGAACTTACTAGCCTCGTCTCAGCAGCCAGCGATATCGTTGTGGGCTACCTCAAAACGGCTGAGGCAGCGGCGTACACAGCGGACACCGTACCGCCGCGTATCCGCACCGCCGTTCTCTTGGTCCTCGCCTCTCTCTACGAGGATCGCGAAGGGGCAAACGACCCGATTGGCCCCGCAGTCCAATCGCTCCTCATGCGCGACCGCGATCCGGCTCTGGCATGAGGAGCATCCCCGCCCGCCCGACGCGGCGCATCGTAACCGGGGTCCGCGCCGGAACGCTCCGTAACAAGGTGTCCCTACAGCGTCGCACGTCAGGCCGCGATCCGGATACCGGACAAGAGATTGACGCTTGGACGGAATACGCGTCCGTCTGGGGTGCAGTCCTCCAGCTTAACGGGAAGGAACGCATAACAAGCGGCACGTCGGTAGATATCGGCTCCGCAAGCATCCGTATCCGCTATCGGGACGATGTGACCAACGGCGACCGGGCAGTAGCCCAGGGAGTCATCTTCAATATCGCATCCGTCCTGCCTAACGTCGCGTCTCGCGAATACACCGACCTCGTTTGCACCGAGAACGCTAACGATGGTTGAGTCGATCGTCTACAAAGCGCTCGCCTCCCTCGCGTCCGGTCAAGTCTACCCCGACGTAGCCCCAGCACGAACGGCCGCCCCGTGGATCACGTATCAGGCGGTAGGCGGGCAGGACTTCACGGGCCTGGACAACGAGCTACCCAGCATCGAGAACGCACGCGTTCAGATCAGCGTATGGGCCAAGACCCGTAAAGAGGCGTCGCAAATCATGCGGCAAGTAAAGCGGTCACTCGTCAATCCGCAAATCAAGGCCGTTCCTATCGGCGGCCCAGTCAGCAATTTCGAGTCCGACACGCTCCTATACGGCTCGTCTCTGGACTTCTCCATCACCTACAACACTGAGGTTTAATGGCAGAAAACACCGTATCAACGGCGATCACCGCCCAAGGTACTAAGCTGGAATACAACACCGCAACGACCGGTGCGCCCACCTGGGCGAAAGTCGAAAACCTCACGGACCTCTCTGGCTTTAACGGCGCAGCAAACGTCATCGACGTAACTGACCTCGACAGCAAAGCAAAAGAGAAGCGTCTCGGCCTTCAAGACTGGGGCCAAGTTTCCCTTGCGATCAACATCAATCTGAAAGAGCCGTCGCACTCGGCCCTGCTTGCTGCGAAAAAGGCAGGTACGTCCATCGAGTTCCGCGCGACGCTCTCGGACGGCTCTACGCTCGAATTCGCGGCATTCGTGAAGGACTTCCCCATCTCGGCCAAGGTCGATCAGGTCGTTACCGGCACGGTCAACCTGGAAATCACTGGCGACATCACCGTAACTGTCGGTGCGTGATCGCATAGACGAACTGGTGCGGCTCGCAATGGAGGAAGTCCAAGCGAACGCCGTACCGGTAATCAACCGGCTTATTCGCGAGGCGCAATCCGCGCCCGTCCCTACTGTCTGCAACTTTGATGAAGGCTGCGAAAGCTGCCAATAACGCATGAACAAAGAACAAATCTTCGCAGCACTCGCCCCGGCCATTCATGAGGAACCGATCAAAGCGCTTGGGGGCGCAAAACTGCGATTCAAAGAACTTTCCGGCTCGGCGCGGGAAGCATTGACCCGCAACATGGGTGACGATTTCAGCAACGCACGCTTTGAAGCGCTCCTCGTTGCCTCGACAGTCATCGACGCTCAAGGCGAACCGATGTTCACGATTGAGGACGTTGCAGCGCTCAAGGAACTTCGCGCGACAGGCGTAGCGGAAGTCGCCGCAGTCGCGATGCGAATCAACAACATCGGCGCGGCAGCAGAGGCAGACGCCGCAAAAAACTAAGGGCCAGCCCGGAACGCCTGATGTGGTTCCGGCTGGCTAAAGAACTTGGGATGTCCGTGAGGCGAACGCAGGCCGAAGTTTCTAGTGCGGAGTTTGGTGAATGGGTTGCGTACTTCTCCATTGAGCCATTCGGCGACCGCATCGCAGACCTTCGCGCGGGAACCATCGCCAGCGTTATCGCCAACGTCCATAGAACACCCAACACGCCCCCGCTGTTGCCTAGTCAATTCATGCCCTGGATCAGCACGCCGAAGGCAGCGGAGCGGGTCCGTAGTGCAGAGGAAGTCGCGGCGTCCGTGTTTGGGGTCAACCTTGCGGAGCTAAAGAAGAATGGCACGCGGAAAATCGTACTCCGTCGACAACCCAGACGCACTAGCTAACGAAATCGCCGCGCTCGATGCGTCGGTATCTGAATCTGTTCTACGCAAAGCCGCCGCAGCGGGAGTTACGGAAATCAAGAACGAAATCGCTGTGCGCGTCCCGCGTGAGTCCGGCGATTTAGCGTCCGGATTGACAGTCGTATATGACAGGGAGGACAGCACGGCAGGGTTGAATGCTACCTACCTCGCGCTGTTCGTAGGCGACACGAAATCACGTTGGAAAACTGGCGGCAAATTGGCACGTAAAACCCTCGCGGCGATGCTGGAGGGAGGTAACTCGCGCATGCCTGCACATCCGTTCGTGCGGCCCGCCTTCGAAGCCGTTAAGCAGCGCGCCGTAGATCGGTCGCGCGACACCATCCTTGCGGCATTGAACAAGAAAGGAGGTCCGTGAGCGGTAGCAACAATAACGTAACCGTACGCTACTCGGTTGACGCCTCTGGTGCACAGGCAGGTATCGGGCAACTCCGTGCCGCAAATGCGCAGCTAAACGCGTCACAAGAGGAAGTACGGCGCAAACAGGAAGCAGTACAGCGCGCGATGCAGGAAGCCGCCAGCAACGGCTACAACCTCACCGCACGCGAGGCAAAGAAGCTCGTAGACCAATACGACCGCCTCCAGGCCACGGCAGGTAAAACGCGCCTAGAAATGCTCAACCAACAGGCCGCCGCGCGAGGTGTCACACAAGCCTTCTCGGCTCAAGCGGCGGCGATCCAACAAGCCGCACATGCGGCGCACTCGTTCAGCCTCAACAACTCAGCGGCGCGGCGCGAAATGCTGGTTCTCGCGCATGAAGCGTCACAGGGGCAGTGGAAGCGGTTCGCCGGCTCCATGCTGGTGATGGCAGAAGCTTCGGACGCACTGAGCCTAATTATGTCCCCGCTCGGTATGGGGCTTACTGCGGCGGCCGGCGCGGCGTTCCTGTTTGCCAAGCAAGTCTACGCGGGCTACGAGTCGGCGCAGCAGTTCAACAAGGCAATTACCGCCACGGGCGGCTACCTTGGCATGACGACGGAGCAAATGGTGCTCATGTCGAATCGCCTCCGCGATGCGCATACGTCTCTAAGCGATGTGCGCGAAGCAATGGCGGCCGTTGCGTCAACTGGCGCAGTGACCGGCGATAGCCTTGCCCTGGCGACGAAAGCCGCTCTTGCGATGTCGTCGGATATCGGCATTGGTTTCGACAAGGCCGCAGAGTCGATCGCCAAGATTCAGGACGATGTGCTTAAGTGGGTGTCTGAATATCAGAAGGCGCACCACACTTTCAACGCGGCACAGATCGAAGAGATTGAGAACTACGTAAAGGCCGGGGACAAGGCTGGCGCGTACAAGGCAATTCTTCGTGACCTCGCAGGATCGCACGACGCGTTCGCCAAGAATGCGACGCAGAACATCGGGTTTGTTCAGCGCTGGTGGAATTCGCTAATCGCCACGGTCAAGAACTACTCCGCCGTCGTGATGAACGCTGGTACGCCCGCAGGCACTATCGAGAAGCTGCGCGCGCAGACGGACGTAGTCGCGAACCTGCAAAAGACCATTCAGGACCAGTCTACGACGCACGGCAACAAGGCTGCCGTGTCGGCCTCTGTCCTGGATGCGAACAAACGTCAACTTGCCCTAGAACTCGCGAAGCTCAACGCTCTCCGGGGTCAGCTAGACGCCGAAGATAAGATGCGGCAATCGCGCGAGAGTGCAGCGAAAGGCGGGGACGCCGCCGTCCGGGTCGGTGAATACCTCCGCTCGGACAAGTACGCGACGCCCAAACAGAAGCATAGCCTGGAGCTACAGCAGGAGAACGAGGCGTTCGCCAACGCGACACGCGACCTGGACAAAAACTCCGCGAAGTACGAGGAGGCTCTCAAGCGCCACCAGGATAACGTAGCCCAGATCAACGAGTCGTACGCGAACAAGAGCCGCAAGCACACCAGTGAAGGCGGTCTAAACGCCCAACTCGCGCGCCTCGCTGGCATGAACCGGTTGATTGAGGCGGAAGCGAAGCGCTCGGAAGCGTCCCTCAAGGCACAGCGCGACGCAGGTCTGATTGACTCGGAAACGTACTTTCAGCGTCTACACGAAATCCAGGCAAAGGCGCTCGATCAGCAGATCGCAAACGCCAAGCAGCGCGCGGACATCGCGTCGGCAAAGAAAGAGAAGTCCACCTACGAAACAGCGAACGCTGAATACCTCCGCCTTGCGGAGGAGCGTAAGAAGATTGACGCGGAACTCACCGACGCCCTAGCGAAGTATCAGGCGCAGCGTGCGGCGAACGTAGCGAAGTTCTCGATGCAGGAGGCTACGGCACTCGGCGCGCAACTCAACCAGTACACGGACGCGTTCAACACGCGGAACATGCTGGCGGACGAGAAGGCCGTGTATGACGCCCGCGCGGCCCTACGCGATCAGTACGAACGTAAGATTGCGTCGCTCAATGAGCAATACAGCGGGCCAAACGCCGATCAGAAAGAGTACCAAGAAAAGCTACTCATCGCGGGGAATAGTTTCCGGAAGCAAACGGAGGCATTCGAGGAAAATCTTGCGCGACAAAACGCGATCCGTGAGTCGTTCGGGGAGCAATTCAAGAAGGGCTACGCCGACCTCGTAGGATCATCGCAGACGACGGCGGAGGCTGTCGCGAGCGGGTTTCGTGGCGCGTTCGACTCTGTCAGCAACGCACTTGATACGTTCATCACGACGGGTAAAGCTAGTTTCAGTTCGTTCGCTACATCCGTTCTGGCAGACCTCGCCAAGATCGCACTTCGGCAGGCGGAAATCGCAGCGTTCAAGAGTATGGCGAGTGCCTTCTCATTCTTTAACGAAGGCGGTCCAGTGCTGCATCGTGCGAGCGGCGGCCCCATCTCTGGCCCCGGAACAGGGACTAGCGACAGCATCCCCGCGATGCTGTCCAACGGTGAATTTGTCGTCAATGCAGCGTCTACGAAGAAGTACCGCAGCCTACTTGAATCGATCAACTCCGGCCACATGGCGCACTTCGCAACTGGCGGTATCGCTGCAACGCTCGCACCCTCTCCCGGAGCCTCTGGCGGTTCCACTCCAGTTTCTGTCCAGGTGAACAACCACGGCGGCGGGGGCTTGTCTGAACAGGACGCGAAAGACCTGCAACAGTACGTGCAATCGTGGATTGATATTCGAATGGAGCAACGCATGCGCGAACAAGGCGGTTTCGCTTTTCAGATGAAGTACGGGCAAATCTGACGTTGGCTTACCCGGTATTCACATGGTCTCCGCTGCTGGACGTAACAGGTACAACGAAGTTCGATGTGCTTGTCGCCCAGTTCGGAGACGGGTACAGCCAGCGTGCGCCAAATGGCATAAATAACGCTGCGGACGTGTGGCCCGTCACATTCCGGAACGACGCAGCAACCATTGACGCAATCTACGCGTTCCTTAAGGCGACTCGCGGCGCGCAGCGCTTTGAGTGGACCCCGCCTCGCCGCACGAAAGGCGTGTTCGTGTGCGACCCTCAGGGTATCTCCCGTCATCCGGAAGGCGGCAACGTCTGGACGCTCACCGCAACATTTCAGGAGGTTTTCTAACACTTGCCTGCTTTGCAGAAAATCACTCTCGGTACCGCACCCGAAGGCCGGGACGGTGATACGGTCCGCACCGGTTTTACCAAGATGAACGCCAACGCCGACGTACTCGCTACACAAGCGGTCCTTACATCGGCACCGATGATAACCACACCTCAAACACTTACTGTCGGCCACATCGGAAAGCGTGTCCGCGTAAACTTGGCGTCGGACAGTGGTACGTTGAAGCTGATGAGGGCATCAGTCTGCACGCCTGATTCTGTAGTGTGGATCACGAACACCGGTGCGAAGAGATTGATGCTCGATGTAGACGACAATTCCGGCGACAGCATCGACCTGAAGACACTAGGCCCTGGGGAATCAGTTGCATTTGATACGGACGGTGTTCACGCATGGCGCGTCTTTATGCGAGGGCGTGCGACCGCTGACGACGAATCAGTCATCGGCAACTTGGCTGTCGGATCGAACTTAGTCGTAAAGAGCAACGCAACCGTTAATGGCGACGCGGCCGTTAACGGCAACACAACCATTAATGGCAAGTTGCGTACTGGCAGCGCGCAAATGGATGGCGACCTGACCGTTGTTGGAACATCCAGTTTCGGCTCTCGCCCACAGTTCGCAGGTAAGACACCGTGGGATAGTGGGAACCTTAAATTCGGCGGAGGGCGCACCGCCTTAAACAACACTCACCCGGATACGCCTTACAGTAGTTCAAACGCCTGGACGAAAATGTGGGGCTATTCCTTTACTCCGACCGGCCCAAATGGAGTAGCGGTCGTCGGAGCATCCGGAACAATCGCTGTGAGCGGCACGTCGTCAAATTTGACGGTCGGTTACTTGTTCCAACTGGTAGACGGTACGACCAACGCCATTCTTGATGAGGTTGCGTTTTTCCAGGATCTGTTAGCGGCGGTTGGGAATTGGTCCAACTATTACCACTACTCCGTACCGCTGATGGCCGCTGGCCTTACTGTTGGCCGTCAATACGTTGTAAATCTATTCGGGTTTAAGAACGTCAATGTAGGACCGATTGCGCTCGGTGTGAACTTTAAGGCGGTCACGTTTTAGTTGACATGAACCACACATCGATCACCGCCGATATACAAACCAACTCCCCAGGCGGTCGTGTTGAACTCTACGAAGTGGACCTAACCCCACTCGGCGGCGATGTAATGCGGTTTCATGCGCACTTACAGTCGGGGCCGATCAAATGGGGCGGACACGAATATACGCCGTGGCCTATCACCGCGTCTGGATTCGCGCGTACAGGCTCGCAGAGCCAGCCCTCCCCTACCCTCACTGTGTCGAACGTTGACGGGTCAATCTCGGCGCTCTGCATTGCGTTTGCTGATATGGTCGGCGCAGTCGTGCGGCGGCTTTGGACGCTTGAGCAGTACCTCGATGGCGCGGCATCGGCCGACGCATCTGAATACACCGCCGTAGAAGTGTGGCGTATTGAGCAGCGCACCGAAGAAACGCCCGTAAGTGTCTCGTTCCGGCTGGCATCCGCTCTCGACTTCTCCGGCGTGCAGTTACCGGCGCGTCAGGTTACTGCCACTCTCTGCACTTTCGCCTATCGTGACCCCGTATCCGGCTGTAGTTGGTCGGGCGTCAAGTTCTTCGATAGGAACAACAACCCAGTAGATGACCCCGCCCTTGACGTGTGCAGTAAGCGTCTGTCCGGTTGTAAATGCAGATTCGGACAGAACGCAGTGTTGCCCTGGGGCGGCTACCCATCGGCAGGAAGAAACGGAGGACTATGATCGATTCAGGGCTGCGTGAGGACATCGCTAGACATGCCCTTGCGCAGTATCCGGAGGAGTGCTGCGGCCTCGTTGTTTCCGGACAATACATTCCATGCCGCAACACCTCCCAGACACCACGCGATGCATTCGCGATTGCTCCCGACGACTACGCGGCAGCGGAGGACATCGGTCCGATTGAGGCGGTCGTGCATTCCCATCCTGGCGCGAGCGCTCAACCCAGCGAAGCCGACCTAACCGCTTGTGAAGATGGCGGCGTCCCGCAATGGATCATCGTGAGCCTTGGCGTGCAAGCAGACGGCAGAATTGCGGTAGACGATTGGTGCGAGTTTTCGCCAAGCGGCTACGAGGCTCCGCTAGTGGGCTGTGAGTTTTCTCACGGCACAAACGATTGCTACGGTCTCATTCGTCGTTACTACAAACAGGTTCGCGGTGTAACTCTGCCGAACTTCGCTCGCTCCGGGGAATGGTGGAAAGATGGCGTGTCCGACCTGTACACGCAGCACTACGAGGAAGCCGGGTTCAGTTCGGTTGGTCGCGATGCTGAATTGCAGGTAGGCGACGTGCTTTTGATGAAGATCCGCAGCCCTAACGACGTGCCAAATCATGCGGCCGTGTACACCGGGGACGACGAAATCCTCCATCACCTTTGGGGCGAAGCGTCACGACACGACTCTCTGCCCCGCTACCTCCCGTTCCTAACCGACGTACTTCGCTACAAGGACCGCGCTATTGGATAAACCCCGCATCGTTCGCCTTTATGGGCGGCTAGGGTCGATGTTCGGCCGCGAGCATCGCTTTGTGATTCGCAGCACGCGAGACGCACTTAAAGCACTGTGCGCGATGGTTCCGGGGTTCGAGCGTGAACTCATGACAAGCCGAGATCGCGGCATCGAGTACGCCGTGTTCGTCGGCCGCCGCAATATCCGCGAGGACGACATACCCGCGCCCGTTGGCAATGATGCGGTGCGCATCGCGCCAATAATTCGCGGCAGCAAGCGAGGCGGCCTTTTCCAAACTATTGCAGGCGTTGCGTTAGCCGCAGTCGGGGCCGTTACGTCGTTCTTCGGGAACCCGTTCGGTACACAAATGATGTTGCTCGGCGCATCTATGGCATTGGGCGGCGTTGCGCAAATGCTCTCGCCGCACCCTACAGCGGCGAACGGCAGCAGCAATCGCAAGCAATCCTACTACTTCAACGGTGCAGAGAACGTGACCGAACAAGGAGGCCCAGTCGGCCTAACTTACGGGCGTTTGCGCATCGGCTCCACGGTTATTAGCCAAGGGATTACAGCAACCGATAAATGACCTTGATTTACGGCAGTAAAGGAGGTGGCGGCGGTTCCTCGCCCGTGGAAGCCGACGACACCCTGAGCAGTACCGCATACGCGCAGATTCTCGACCTTCTGGGCGAAGGTCCGATTGCTGGGTTTCCAGATAACCTCACGCCGGCTCAGTGTGTCTACTTCAACGACACCCCGCTACAGAACGCAGACGGTTCTTACAACTTCAACGTCAAGCAACTCGATTACCGGCTGGGTTATGTTGACCAGACGCACATCGCAGGCTTTGAAAGCTCCGTAGCGGAAACGCAAGTAGGCGTCGCACTTACGACTCAACAGCCCTGGTCACATACGTTCACAAATGTAGACCTTAGCGCTGCGCGGATCACCCTGAGCGTCAGTGGCCTTTCAAAGACCGACACGAATACTGGGAACGTTTACGGGTATCGGGTCGCGTATCAGATTCAAGTTTCCAAGGATGGCGGCTCGTTCTCGACAGTCATCGATACTGCGTTCGACGGGAAAGCAAGCTCCACCTACACACGTTCGCACCGCATCGAATTGTCGGGCGCGAAATCACAATACACCGTCCGCGTCGTTCGCATTACGCCGGATGGCACAACGCAGTACATCCAAGACAAGACGAGCGTTGTCAGCTACGCGGAAGTCATCGACGCAAAGCTGTCGTACCCGTATAGCGCGTTGGTCGCTCTTCAGATCGATGCGGAGCAGTTCTCTAGCATGCCTACGCGGGCCTATGACGTGCTGGGCCTCCTCGTCAAGTATCCGTCGAACTACAACCCCAAGACCCGCGCTTATACGGGGACATGGGACGGGACATTCTCCTTCGGTTGGACCGATAACCCGGCGTGGATTTTCTATGACTTAGTCCTAAACAAGCGCTACGGACTTGGCCGCTATGTCGATGCAACCATGATCGACCGCTATGCGCTGTACCAGATCGGCCGGTACTGTGATGTGCCAGTATCGGATGGCAAAGGCGGACAAGAACCGCGCTTCACCTGCAATTGCTATATCGCGTCGCGTGCAGATGCAATCAAGGTCATTCAAGACCTCGCCAGCGTTTTCCGTGGGATCGCGTATTGGTCTGCTGGCAGCGTCATCGCGTCTGCTGACATGCCCTCCGATCCGGTCTACGTCTACACGGCTGCGAACGTCATCAAGGGCGAGTTCAAGTACGTCGGTAGCTCACTTCGCACGCGGTATACGACTGCCCTTGTCACATACAACGATCCGGCGAACGCCTACAAGCAAACCGTGGAGTACGTCGAGGACGCAGACGGCATCAACCGTTACGGGATCAACAAGGCTGAGATAACCGCGTTCGGATGCACGAGCCGCTCCCAGGCACAACGTGTTGGCCATTGGTCTCTCCTCACATCTCGTTACGAGACCAACGCAGTAACGTTTAGCGTTGGCATGGACGGGACGCTTGCTCAACCTGGGCAGATCATCGCAGTTGCTGACCCGGCGCGCGCACGGCGGCGGATCGGTGGGCGTCTCCTCAGCGTGCAGGACGCATCCCATGTGACGCTGGATCAGGCCCCACCTGACATCGCGGCCGGTGATTCGCTCACGGTCATCATGCCTACCGGCCTCGCGCAGAAGCGCGCAATCGCGTCTGTAACTGGAAACCTCGTTCAAACTGCCGACGCGTTCACTACCTTGCCTCTTGCGGGCGCCGTGTGGATGGTGGAAAGCAGCAAGGTACAGGCGCAACTTTTCCGAGTTACCAGTGTTTCCGAGAAAGAAGGTATCACCTTCGAAATTTCGGCAACCCAGCACGAACCGGGCAAGTATGCGGCGGTGGATAATGGCGCAGCTATCGACCCTGCGCCGATCAACGGTCTACCGCTCAATACCCAGCAAGCACCTGGAAATGTCCGCGTTGCGCAGTTCGTCGTAGTCGATCAAGGTATCACGCGAACCAACATGACGATTGCTTGGGATTCCGCACCCAACGCTATCGCGTACATCGCGGAGTTCCGCAAGGACAACGGGGATTGGATCACGGCCGGTCGGACAGGTGGTCTGTCTATCGATGTATCGAACATCTACACGGGCAGGTATGTGGCGCGTGTTCGTGCGGTCAATGCTCTGGACATCGTATCGCCCTATGCGTTCTCGAAGGAGACCGTCCTCCAAGGCAAAACTGGTGCGCCGCCTCTTGTCGCAGCGCTCACGGCAAGCACAAATCAAGTGTTCGCGGTCTCGCTGGGTTGGGCTTTCCCTCCCGGCGCGAGTGACACCGCCTACACTGAGGTCTACTTTAGCCATACGCCCGACTTCTCCAAAGCAGTCCAGCAAGGGCGCTACAGCTACCCGACAAACACAACGAAACTGCTGGGTCTCGCGGCAGGCTATGAGATGTACTTCTGGGCACGTCTCGTAGACACGACGGGCAACGTTGGCGCATGGTTTCCGGCAACTACTCAAGCTGGTATTCGCGGCATGTCTAGCAGCGATGCGACGGACATTCTTAGCTACCTGACCGGAAAGATTGGTGAGACGCAACTCGGCAAGGAAATCCTTGATCCAATCAAGGACATCCCAGGGATTAAGCAAGGAGTCTCCGACAATGCGGGTGCAATCTCCAAAGAGACCGCAGACCGCATCGCAGCGATCAACGCAGAGGCAAATGCGCGTAGCAAGGCGCTTGCCGACGAGGCAGCAGCACGCGGCGCGGCGATCACAAGCGAGCAGAAAGCACGGCAGGACGCGGACTCGTCGCTTGGTTCACGCATTGACACGGTGACGGCGGCAAACGGCGCAAATGCGGCTGCAATTCAGTCCGAAACGACTGCCCGCACAAACGCGGATAACGCCCTTTCTTCTCGTATCGATACGGTAACGGCAAAAGCCGACAGCAACACCGCCGCGATCACCTCTGAAGCAAAGGCTCGGGCCGACGCCGATAGTGCTATGTCGGGGCGCATCGACGCGCTGAAAGCTGACGTAGGTAGCAATGCTGCGGCGATCACGTCGGAAGCTACTGCGCGGGCCAATGCTGATTCTGCCCTGTCCAGTCGGATTGACACCATCAACGCTGCAACGGCGACGAACGCTGCGGCCATTACGTCCGAAGCAAAGGCCCGCGCAGACGCCGACGCCGCACTGTCTACTCGTGTCGATAAGGTGTCCGCGCAAATGAATGTGCCGATGGCGGGCGACACAAGTGGTAATGCTGGTTCTACTTCCGTCTACGCCGGTGTGTGGTCCGAACAGTCGGCACGGGCAGAGGCCGATCTAGCGCTTTCGCAACGAGTCGATTCGGTCACGGCCCAAATCAACAACGCGAGTAGCGAATTGCTAGCTGCTGTTCGTACTGAGTCGGAAGCGCGCGCGACCGCAGATAGCGCACAGGCACAGCAGATTACGACAGTGCAGGCCCAGGCGAACGACAACGCCGCCGCAGTGCAGACCGTAGCGAAGTCGTACGCGGACCTCAACGGACAACTTTCCGCTTCATACACCGTCAAGACCCAAATCACAAAGGACGGCCGGACTTACATGGCCGGCATCTCTTTGGGCGTCAACGGTAGCGGCGGCGAAGTGGAATCGCAAATTTTGATGTCCGCATCGCGGTTTGCGATCATCGACCCGAACGGCTCCGCCGTGAGTTCGCCGTTTATCGTGCAAGGCGGACAAGTGTTTCTCAATGACGTGTTCATCGGAAATGGGCGCATCACGAACGCGATGATTGGGACTTACATCCAGTCCGACAACTACGTTGCGGGGCGGCAAGGATGGCGGCTTGACAAGAGCGGCTGGTTTGAAATCAACAATACGGACGGACAAGGAAACCGATTGAACATTGACAGCAACGGTGTGCGCGGCTTCGACGCTAACGGTACCCTCCGGTATCGCCTCGGGTTCTACTGATGGCTGTAGGTCTGCAAATCTGGGACCAACAAGGCCGTATCGCTCTGGACGCGACTACTCGCGCCGGACGGGTGGTCGGAGTGGTCCGACTGGATGAAAGCGGTAGCGCTGGTTCAAGAAGCGCCGACCTTTCTGGCGGGACGCCCTTTTGGGCGTTCACTCCAGACTGGCAATTTCGGCACGTTTCCGGTAACGCGCCCGTCCCTGTCGTACAAATTGACGTGAATGGAATTAGCTGGTTCTACTCTGGATCGTCTGCAAACTATCGAACGCCGATGCCGGGAACACTCGTCTACGGAGTTTACTGATTGACTGTCGGGTTTCAGGCATTCACCGATGGCGGGTTGTACCAGATCGACGGACGGACGCCAAATTTCCAATGCGTTCAGTCACTCGCCGCTGTGTCCCAAAGCGTCAGCCTTCATGTTGCCTACAACGACGTTGGCAAGTGGTTCGACGGTACATTCTGGATCGCAACATTTTCGTTCACAGCTAACACGCCGCTGTACGCCTTCGCATCAGACGGAGGAGTCGGCGCTACGGTCTGGGACCACCAAGTCTCCGGCAACTTCCACACAATCCGAATCGTTACGTGGCAGCAAACAACGGTTCGATTCTTCGTATTCGATACAACGCCGCCAGTCGGCGGAAATTTCGGATTGCAAGTCTTTTCTGAGACTGGCGCATTGGTCGCAGATTCATCACGGCCGTTTTACCGAGTCGTGGACGCGTTCCATATTCAGTACGTGCCCGGCTATGGCTGGAACGGCAGCGGTATAGGTCATCCTCATCCGCCCACCGAGTCCCGCTCTTACGGCCGCCCAGTGCTCATATCGTGCCCGTTTCCATGCCATACCCTCATTTCTGGTGACGGTACATACCGGCCAAGTCTCACGCTATTTCGAACGGCCGGAGACACGGTTACGTGGTATCAGCAGGACTGGGCTGGAACGCCTCCAAACTGGGTAGGTTTCAGCGAGGCGTACCACTTGCACTTCCTCGTCATCGACGGGACAGGCCTCATCTAACTAAGGAGCAAATGGGAATTTTTCAGGAGGCGGCCGATAGTGCCGCCGCATCGGCAGTGAAGGTAGGAGCAGCCACCGGAACCGCGCTTTATGGTCTCACTGCTCTACCCTTGAGCAGCATCGCAGCCGTCGCATCGATTGTGCTGTCGGTTCTGTACATCTGGGGCGCGCTGCCTCGCGTTGCACGCACGACTGTTGCGCTCAAGCGCGGACTCTTCAACAAGGATTGGTCGCTGTGGCGAAAACTGGGGGACCAACCGACACCAAAGAAAGACGATTAATGCGGGGTATCGATCAGATATTGGCGGGTCTGTTTCTGGTTGCGGCAGTGTTCGCAGCCGGGGCAGGCCTCTACGCCAAGCACGAATACAACCGCGCCAACGCTCTACAGAGCGAAGTTGAGGAAGTGACCCGTGAGCGAGACGGGTACTCCCGCGCACTCGCCGCCCAAAAGGTAGCGGAGAACAAGGCCCAGGAACGCGCCAAAGCGGCCTCCAGCAGGCTGGCAGCAGCGATCAAGGGCAACCCTGCGGTAGCTGAAACGATCGTCCCTGATGCTGTTTGGGACGCAATTTATGGGGATGCGAATGAGGGGAATTAAAGTTGGAGGAGCCGCGATCATTGCGGCGGTACTGGCGGGGTGTGCTGCGGGGAGTTCGGGAGGTATTCCGGACGCGTATTTGCAGGACTGCGCGCATGCGCCCCGGCCCGCAGGTAGGACCGTGGCGGATTTGGCGCAGGCTCTGATAAGCGAACGCGCCGCGATGGAGGCTTGTGATTGGAGGGACAAGGCCGCCCTCCGGGCGTGGAAGGCGGCGAACTCACGTTAGATCGTAGCCAGCCGCCCCGCGATACTCTCGGGCGTCTCGCGGTAGTACACACGGGCGAGCATCTTCAAGTCAGCGTGTCCGGAAATCTTTGACAGCGTCAGGACGTCGACCTTTCGGGCGAGTCGCGTCAGTGCTGACGCTCTGGAATCGTGGAACGTAAAACCGCTCAACCCGCACCGCTCGCGTGCTCGGCGGAACAGCGCGTCGCGCGTCGAATCTGCGACCGTAAAAAAGCGCTCCCGGTCCAGCACTGGACCAAGGAGACGAATGACGTGCCGGCTGAGTGGTACCGCGCGGGGCTTACCGGTAATGTGCTGTGTCTTGTGCGCGACGCGCGCGACGCGTCGTTCAATGTCCACTGTCCGCTTACCGAGTTGGAGAATTTCTCCAGACCGCATTCCAGACCGCAGCGCAATCAAGAACGCAAGTGCGACCTCTTGACTCAGGGACTGCGGGGCCTTTCCCGTGACGTATCCAAGCGCCCGCAGGACCGGCTTAACCTCTGTCCACGGTTCGATCAGGCGGTCGCGCGGCGGCGAGTCCTTCGGCGGCCTCAGGCTCTCAAATGGGTTGCGCTTCGTCCACTTCCACTCCAGCCGTGCCAACGTCCACGCGTCGCGATAGATGGAAAGCTCTCTAAGGACCGTGGAGCCCTTGACCGTCTTTAGACGATCATCGCGCCACTCTGCCAGATGCGGCGTGTCGAACTCCTCAAGCGACATATCGGCCAACAATGGATAGTCACGAAGAAAAGCGTTGATGCGGTCGGTTTCGTGCCGCTCGGTCGCCTTGTGCGGCGTAATCTTGTCCCGGTATTCGGTGAGAAGTTCCCGTACCGTGTATGTACGCCCCGCCTCGGTTGGCGTCCCGGACAACTCGGCCTCACGCGTCCTGCCCCACGCGACTGCATCGGCCCGTACCTTGAAGGTCGCCCCGTCTCGAACACCCTTGACGCATACCTGAACGCGGTACGATGTGCCGTTCTTTCCCTTGCGTTTTGTGATTGTCGGCAT